CAGATTACGGCTTGCCTTTAAACTCGGCGTCGTCGAGCTCCCAAGGGAGCTCGTCGGCGTCGGCGTAGCCAAGCACTTGAGCCCCAGGTTCGGGCTGGGCCGATCTTCCGAGGAAGATCGGCTCAACTCGAGCCTGAGACCCCAGTCCCCAACAAACCTCATTTGGATCCGGACCCCCAAAAAGCGAGCCTGGAACCTTGTACAAAGAGTGCAAAGAGTGCGCCATTTCCAGACAAACGGGGCCGCGCTGCAAGGCACGACGGGGAAGGAACTTGGAGGGAAACCGGTACTTGGAGAGCATGCTCTTCAAGTGCCGGACCCTCCGCGTAACCCGACCCATCGTACCCGAAGCTCGACCCTGCTGTCTGAAACTGACGTCCTCCCGCACTCCGAGTCCAAGACTCCAGGCCCGTTCCAAAGCCACTTCCTTCACCACCGCATCAGTAAACTTTTGAGCCACCCCGAGAGGAAGAGCACCCTTGGACCTGTCGCAGATAAGAACATGGCTCACGCCATGCTCAAGCTCTGCTTGGGTCCCCGAAAGCATCTTCCCCACGGGGAAACTCTTTTCATAAGAAATCAACCTCTTAGCGCATTCCCCCCAAAGCTTGATGGACCCGACTGCCCAAGGATCGAACCCCAGGAGGCCACGCTTCACGGCGGTTTGACGATCAGCTGTCAGAAAGACTGCCAGCCGACGCCAAGCCCACCACGAAGAGCGTACTCCTGCGGCCCAACCCTTTGGGTGCGGGAAACCGAATCCACCAAGCTCTCGAGGAACAAACGCCCCAAGCCCCGCTTTCTGCGCGGCCCCCAATACACCAGCGTGAAGCTGTCGACATGCCTTGTGGAGGCGCCTAATGAGAGCGCCCCCAGGAGCAGCGGTCGACAGTACACCGGTAATCGAAGGGCCACACAGAACCAGCCACGGTTGGCTGGCACCAGGCTTGGGGAGCAAGTGTCTAAGAGGACAATCATCCAATCTTCGTGCCCGAATGGCACACTGATGCAAGTCCACCCTTCCCAATCCCCGTTCAAGGGTCAGACCCTGGCCAGCAGCCTTGACGACCGAGGAGGTTACGAGCTTAAACGAGGCGCGGTAGACGCGCTCGGTGAACACCCAGCCGGATTTCGAGCAAAAGCTCTTCTTCCGATTGGGACGCCCACCGTGCGCTTCCACTGCAGCCTCGTAAGCCGCACCCTCCTCAGCAGTCATGTTGCTGACCATGTCATCCCCCCTGAAACACGTCCTTTCCACTGCCCTGGGCGTGACGAGGAAGACCATGAGGCGATTGAAGATGGAGAGCACCAACCAAGTCAACGGGAATCCCATAAGGATCCCGTTAACCGAGAGGAGCTCTCCCGCTTCGCCTGCATACATAATCCTCACGTCCCCCAGCAAGACCAGCCCAATCTTCCTCACGGGTGGGGCGAGGCCCAGGCCCAAACAAACGCCGTCCCATATGACAAGAGCGACCTCTCGAGGAATCCAGTCCGATGCAGCGGTGAGATCACCACTGTACCAACCTGGAAAAGAACCCAAGAGGCACTCCTGTCCCACAGGACGACGCGAGGCCTTCACCTCCCTATCCTCCAATCCGGAAGCGTCAACCTGGACCAGCGCATCCAACGCTGGCCAGACGAACTTCCGGACCGAATTACCCGCGAAAACCAAACAAGCTGGTCCCGCAGTCACAATCCGACACTTCCCTCCGATCTCATCCACAGCCGTGGCCCTGACGACGGGGAGACGCTTCTGCTCGTAGTAGTCAACAGCTGCCTGGATGGCAGAATCAACCACTATACGAGTGTCTTCGTCCCTAGATCCCGTCGACGGGGCCGGGCAGCCGTAAATGAGTTCGGCCGTGTCCTCAATCGCCTTCCTTCCATCATCCCACAGCTCTTTCAGCTGGCCACCCTCAAGACGCGAAAACTCCGTCGAAGCCGACGAACTGAACGACGCATCAGCTCTGACTCCCACACGGTTCCGGACACCAGAAAACCAACTCACCACCGCAGAGCGGAGGCGAGCCAGATCTGGCGCCGGGACCACATGAGGGGTCGTCATGGCACGCTTGTGCTCAAGAACAGCAGCGCGGCGAACCGCGGCGCTGGGCTTGGGCCCGCACCTACCAAGACGACCAATCAGAGCCAACTTGTCGTACGTATACGTC